ATATAATAACGAATGTTTGACTCTAGAGCATGCTGAAGTTCCTGCAATACGATAGCATCAACCTGCTCTGATTGCAATTCAATATTGACTTTCATTTTAGTTCTCCTACAAATAAGTTCTTGCCATCGATGCAGATCTCGCTGTCGACGTAGACTCCGCCTAGAGTCTCGCAGGCAAACTTGAGGCTAGCCTTGTGCTGAATGCCGTCGTAGATGATGACTCCGAGCAGGACAAGCGGCCCGACCAGGATGATAGGAACTATGACGTATTCCATGAAAAACTTCTTCATGGCGTCAGCCGGCTTCTGCTGCTTATTCATTTCCACTCTCTCCCTTGATCTCTTCTAGTTGCAATCTGAGCTCATAGATCTTAACCATGAGCGATATCCGATCGACAAAGCCGGCATGCGCCGCTATCTCGATTATCGCGATTAGCTCCTCGAGCAGTTCCTCCATTCTCTGGAGAAGTACCTGCTGCGGCGCATTCAATAGTTGAAGCTTCATTGCTTCGGCCTCATCATGTTAGCCGTAATGAGGCCGTCACGGGTAAACTCCTGATCGATGAGCGAGTAACCCTCGATCCTCATGATTCGAATCCAGGCAGTAACGGCCTTAATGGGACCGGTATAAGACTGCCGCTCTGTCCTAACTTTTGTCAGGGTATTAGCCATGCGCTGTATCTCCTGTTGCTTTCGTTATATCTATTATACACAGCTGGGCAATAATGTACATGCCCAATTTAGGCCGGGAGAAACTATTATCGCCGCATCCTCGAGATGTCCGCAGCATCTGCAGTACTGAAGACAGGCACCATGTTAGACTTGTGCATAGTAGCGATCCCCAGCAGTTTGTTCCCGGTGTACACCTTCGGCTCTGGCTTAGCTGCAATGCCGTACCCGATGCCGCGGCTCTGATAGCCTGACATGTCAGGCTGCATTGTCTCCCTGTACTCCCTGCGCCACTCTTTCTCCATGAATTGCTTGTCCGGCTTCTTGCCTCCGGTCATCTTCTCCACGAACAATAGGTGCTGCATCTTGGAGAATTCGAGCTTAGTAAGTTCCGGCTCCCGCTTCCTAGAAACCTTGCGCTGCTTCAAGTCGTTGAAGTATATGGGTAGGAGGTGCATACTCACTGAGACTCTCCGGAGATGACGTGTGCCCAGCCATACATCCCGATGACGCAGAGCAGGCACACTAGTGGGAACGTCAGGGCAGTAACCCCAGCGGATGAGGCCAGGACGAACATCGCCGCCCTGGGATAGAGGTATTCGAGTCGGCTCATGCTGCCTCCGCCATCTCGACCGCAGTCTCGAGCGCCTTTGTCTTGACACCCTTATTGTAGCCGTACCAGGCAGATGCGAGGCGACTGTCGGAATTGCGACCCATGACATGGTCAGTCATGTAGGTGACAGCGTTGAATGCCTGCCACCAAGTACCCTCAGCGAAGTTAGCACCTGGCTGATTGACCAACACATCCATGGCAATCTCCGCATTGCGCGAGCGATCTTTCTTGGATGAGGAGCCAGTCACAGGGAACACCCGAGTGAAGTACTCAACGATGTTCTCGTTGCTATAGCGCTTCGAGCCGAGGAAAGATGCCATCTCCTTGTACGTGGCCAGCTTGTCGTGAGCCACACCGAGCATCAGCTTGACACTGTCGCCGTCGAACACCTTGCGGTGAGAGATCTTAGCCATGTTGTCCACCGAGGAGGACAGCGCCAAGGTCAGTGTATTGTTGCAGACCGTGCGGATTGGAGTAAAGCGAACGTCAGTGCTGTACCCGTATTTGTGGAAGTTAGTGAAGAGCATGTAGGAGTCGACGCGATCACCCTTGAACAGCTCGAAGCTCTCCTTTACCTTGGCTAAACCCCAAACAATCTGCCCGTTCTTGAGAGAGCCGGCAGTGTGCATCTCCATGTCACCCGCAGCTACGAAGTCGTTGAAGAACTCGAACGCCTCCTGATTTTGCACCGGGTTCCAGTCGTCGGAGACTACGTCGAGGATGGAATCGTCCATGCTGCGGACGAGGGCAGAGTGGCCGATGGCTACCTGTTTGTCGCCGACCTTAGCGAATGCCGGTACCTTGGTGACCGACCAATCAAGGCCGGCTGCCTCGAGCATCTGGGCAGGGGTGAGGTCGGCTGGAACGGCAGTGCCGAGGCCGTGCCATGGAACATCGCCGGTGTAAGCCATCTGAGCCTTACCATTGACGAATTCGATTTCGTGTGCCATAGTAATATTTCCTTTTGTTGTGTGTGGTTAGATTAATTAGCTCGTATTATTAGTATATCAAGCGAGACGAATTAAGTACATGCTTATTTTACGCTGCTTTATGATTCCGCCCCGCCTGCATTATTAGCCAGTACCGTTCGTCGTCTGCAGTGAAGCACGCGTCCTTTGCCATAATCTTTTCAGTCAATGCCTCCATCAGGTCATCAATAAATTTGTCCAGATCCTGTGCGTGGCCGTATGCCTCTTCGTCCATGGCCTTGTTGTAGCTGGCCTCGACGAAGGCCAGAGTAGACCGTATCTGCTCTATGCTAAGGTAGTCGTGCATGTGGTGTTCCTTTGTTTTCATCATATTATTAGTATATCAAGCGAGACGAATTAAGTACATGCTTATTTTACGCTGCATGATAATTATGCTGCATCTTTTCCACAGAATGCTTCGATAATGCCAAAGTACCAATCTTCGTTCTTTTCACGAAGGATGTCTAAGGGAGCCTTGCTGCCGTATGGAGCAACCTGTGTAAAATAATCATCCTGTGTATGATTGGCTACGAGCTCCTTGAGGAACCTAGCCTTAGTGAATGGACTCTTGGAGTACTTAAAACGACCAACGAACCGGCGTTCACCGTTGTATGGGTAAAACACATAATCACCAGATATCTCAAAAGCCTTACGATCGAATTTCATTTGTTTTTCTCCATTCCTTATATTCTTAATATAGTCTATTTTTGAAAAAATGTCAACGAATATTTTCAAAATAACGCACGTCAGCTGCCGTGGTGTATGGATTCTCTGCCATAATCTTGGCAGTCAGTTCTTCCGTTAGGCCATCGATCTTGGCTAGGATCGCGTTAGCGAGACCGTATGCCTCACCGTCCATGGCCTTGCTGTAGCTAGCCTCGAGGAAGTCCAGAGCAGACCGGATCTGATCGATGTTGAGGTAGTTGTACATGCTGTTTTCCTTTGTTTTCATCATATCCCTAGAATAACACGCAATGCGAATAATGTACATAACGTGCCGTGCATAGCTGCTATGCGGCCTGGAGCATGCTCAGTGGTACCCGATATGAGGTGGTTACGCGAACTTGGCGCATTTTGGAGTCGTAGGCTTTGCCTGGAAGCTCGCACTCTACTACGGCTCGCTTGACCTTGACCGAGATTACTACACCCTTGTAGAGCGTCCCCTTCGACGTGAAAGTCACCTTAGCGCCGGCCTTTATGATGCCCTTAGCCTGCTTGCCTATAGTCGCGCGGCGCGCCTTGATTGCCTCGATGATGGCGTTGAGGTCTTCGATGCCTGCCGTGGTAAGGACGTAGGCGAGGGCGAGGTTGCGGTCGGTATTCATTGTAGTCTCCTGTGTGTGTTTAACTTATCTTCTATTATTAGTATATCAAGCGAGGCGAATTAAGTACATGTTTATTTTAGCCTACCACCGACTTTTTTCGCTTGCTCCAGCTCGAGCCATTAATGCCCAATCCCTCTGCCGAGAGTCGGCTGTTCCAATACATGCGGCTGACGTCCGCCGGCCTACGGCAATTCCTGTCCACGTCGTTCAGCATCATCTTCAGCTGCACCGGATCTTTGATCACGGAGGTGAAGTGCTCCTTGAGGGCAGCCTTGCTGCGGTCGAGCGGGAGGCGGTCAAGCATGGCGAGGTCGGGGTTTGTTGCGATCATGAATTTGGCTATGTTGATGCGCATGTCAAGCTGCCTTCATCTTTTCTGCGATCATGAACTTGGCTACGTTGATGTATTTGCGAGCCTGTTCCGAGTCACCAAACTCTAACACCTGTTGAGCGTCAGAGAGTATGCTCATGATCGTCATCTCGATACCAGCCAAGCGAGTGGTGATGCCGTTGATGAGATTAGCGTTGATATCTTCGACGGTCATTCCGTAGCAATCGCGTTCGAACTTAGTCATGTGTGTGTTCCTCTGTGTTATCTTCTATTATTAGTATATCAAGCGAGGCGAATTAAGTACATGTTTAATTTCAGCTGGCGCGAGTTATTTTTTAGATCTCACCAGCGTCCACAATCTCCTGCATTGTTGCATGAGTGTCGAGGCAGATTTCCTGGATGAAGCGGTCGACTGTCTTGCGATCGCGCTTGAGGTGAGCTTCCACGAAGTCCTGAAAGAGCTCGGCAATCTCGGTCTCAGCATAAGATTCATAACCATCCAAGCTGTCCAGCATCTGCTGCGTGTAGTCGGTGATCTTAAACTTCATGCTGACGGTGATTGAGTTGCTCATGTGTAGTCTCCTGTGTGTATGCTCATCTTCTATTATTAGTATATCAAGCAATGCTAATTAAGTACACTAAAAAACGCACGTCATCTGAAATTATTTCCAAATTTGGATTTCTCTGACATACACATCGAACCGCGCGCCGTGCTCACGCTTGATGTCTTGGCTGCTGAGTCTCTTCAGTGGTCCACCGACTGCGTACAGGTGACGATGTGGATTATTCTTGCCTAGACGGGGACGGATGACCACTCGCTGCCTGACTATATTCTGTGCCGAATTTTGCAGCTCTTCTACTCTGCGCTTGGCATTGGCCACCTTTGCCATCCACTTGGCTGCTGCTATGCCGGGGGCGTTGAGGTTGGTTACGGTGAACGCATAGCTCTCTGAGTTTCTCATTGGTAGTCTCCTGTGTGTCTGTGGTTAGCTCGTATTATTAGTATATCAAGCAGTGCTAATTAAGTACATGTTTAATTTCAGCTGGCGCGAATTATTTTTAGCGGGGAGTGATTAGCTGCCGCTGAGTCTCGCGACGCTCGTATTAAAAAAAAGCTGATTTAAATCAACTCAGTTCCGGATCGTACTGGTAGGAGTGAGCCATTACTTCTAGCTTGGAGTATTCAGGGTGTTTTCTTATCCACGATCCAGTATAGGCCGAGAACTGTTCTTTAAAGAACCTGTCTAGTTCTGTATACCTAGAGATCTGTTCTGGTGAGTGGTAATCCTCTATAGTACTCATCTCTGGTCTAATAGACTTAGCTAGGTCGTCGAACTGTGAGTCTGTTAGTACCGGAGAGTCGAGTATCTCATACGCGTATGCAGCTCTCGCTACTAAGATTCGGTTTCTCCTCTCTAGTTCCTTCTCAGTTCTTATCACAGAATATACTCCTCACTCTGTCCTCATATTGATCTTTAGTCTTTACAAATACTTGTGCGGGCTCGTGGTCTACTGCAATGATGATCGCTATCTGGGGGACTTGGATTTGGTAGATCTCCTCGATCATCATAGCATACGCAGTCGACTGAAGGAAATAAGACTGAATCCACTCTTCACGTTTCGGTTTAAGAGACGTCTTGAAGTCCACGATCGAAGATACGCCGTCGAAGTCCGCTACTAGGTCGGTTGTTCCAGCAGCTCTCAGCGTCGGCGAGTAGAGCATATGCTCGATAGCGCGGATGATCCCCACTCTCTCGTCTAGTACGGATTGAATAGACTTGAAAGTAAGTACGTTCGACGGCATCGCTCCTAATAAATACGTATCATCGTTTTCTAGATATCTCTCGCATAACGCGTGAATGGCAGTCCCGCGATTAGCTGCTTGAGTACTGATCTTAGCAGCCTTCTCGTGGCCAACCTTAGCACGCCACTTATCTAGGTGACCGTCGTCTAGCGCTCGACCTAAAATCGTAGTCACCGACTCGTAGGTTCCAGTAGGTGCCTCGTAATACCGCTTGTTGTGAAGCGTCACTCTCGTAACCCCTAGTGCAGTCAGTGGCTCGTGCTCAAATACTCTCATTACAATTCTCCATTATTAATCCTACACCGACACTCGATATATGTACATGCTCACTTGACGTCGTACACGGTCCAGTGAGACGGATCATATATGCCAAACAGCATTCTATTACTAGGATCTTTGTACACGAGCAGCACGTCACCAGCTATCGCTCTTCGCTTTTCTTTATCGAATGGTGTCCGCTTCGTCTTAGTCCAATGACTCAACTTGCCGGGAAATACCCACAGATCTCCCTCCTCGCACTGAAATCCCGTATCGAAGGAATTGTAGGCATTCCACTCCTTTATATTAGGCTGCCTACCGTCGACATTGGTTTCCGGTCCGGGATTGAACGCACCATGGAATGGCTGATTGATATTCGGTTGATGAGTGTTGCCAAAATGGATGTAATCCATTCCAGTAGGATCGTCTACGTAGTAAATGAACGATATGTGGTGATCTGCGTGATTGTGAGGCTCTATATCTACAACATTATCCACGTAGGAAAGCCACGATTTGCCTATAATGATCCTGTACTTAGACGTGTCCATAGCTAATTCGGTCATGTAATGGTTGACGCTGCGGGCGATGAATGCGTATAAATTGCTAAATGCCGGTTCCTTGTGGACTGCATTGAAACCGGTGTGCTCACCTGCATCGACACCTCGATCAGTACTCAGTAGATACTTGTTCTCGTGTTGATTAAATATATCCTCGAATTGCCTAGTTTCATCATACTTGTACTTACATACCAATGTAGGAAATAAGTTAAACCTCTCCATCTCAACCGCCACTCAGTCCTCCTATGCAACTATATTGAGTCTATCCTTAGCTATGATGTATTCTTTGACCATCGCCGACCTAACGATGTCGTTCTCGTCAAACTCTACGAACTCGAAGCTCTTCATCTTGGTAATGATGCGCATGAAGTCTTTGATGCCTTTCTTGTCCTCGTAGCGAGTGAAGTCGGATTGCCTAAAATCACCGCAGAATATGATCTTGCAGTTCTTACCAACTCTCGTGATCACTGAGTCTAGCTCGTGAAGAGTAAGATTAGCAATCTCATCTACAACCACAATACAGTCGTTAAGAGTAATACCTCTAATGAAAGACGTACTGATAAAGTCGACGAAGTCCTTCTGCTTGAGATACTCATAAGCATCAGATCTGCCAAACAATTCCGTAAATATAGATTGATACGGTGCTTCATATACTTTCGTCTTCTCTTTGTTATTTCCTGGTAGGAATCCCATGTCTCTCGTAGGAACCACGCTCCTTACGATGACTAGCTTTTTAAATCTGCCGTTCTCCTCGAGAATCTGTCTGATCGCTAGAAATATAGATACGAAACTCTTTCCGGTTCCGGCTATCCCGTGCAAGAGTAGGTTCTTCCCGCTATCATAGTGGCTGAATGTGAGCTGCTGATTCTTAGTCAGTGGATCCACGCTCTTCAGTTTGAAGTTTAGTTTAAGATTGGTGTTAATGTCTTCCGATACTCCTGATTGACGCTGTATTCTTCTTTGTTTTCTTGTTAGCCTCTCGGGTGAATCCATTTGAAATCTTTTCATTAAAATGTGTTAATCGTCGACCTTGTGAGTCCCTTAGAGTTCTTTCTCTTTATGTCTCTGAGTACATCCCTGAAACCGTCATCAGGCTTTCTAGGAACTCCTGAAACGATCATTGGTGCGCCGTTAACTAACTGCGTTAAGTGACTGTTCTCCGTCATGTAAATGTCTAGCTGCGACATATTCATAAAGTCGGTGAATTCCTCACCGGTGGTATTATTCTTGAACTTGTAGGTTGGCATTATTTCCACTAAACTTTCATAAATTTAAGTTATCTTGTTGGCTGTATTCGTAGTCAGTAGGATCTAACCCCTCATTATCCATGTCAATGAGTACATCGATATTCTTGGTCTTTACTGCACGCTCAATCTTCTTTTCTTTAAGTCTCGCGATGTTAGCCATTCTATCAACATCATTGTATCTTCCACCATCCATATACTCCCTATCAGCATAATAGTCGTGGTTTTTAATATGTTTAGACTTACCCATGTTAGTTCGTAATCTCCACTGAAATTAAGTCGGGAAATGCTTCCTTGACAATGTCGGCCGTTATTCCCTTATACGGCAACTTCTTTTCTTTAATTGAACACAGCAATTTTGCATCAGCTGGTGCGACATTCTCAAGTAACTCGATGAACATCATCTCGCGCTGCGACTGACTCCGGACAGCTGCACCACCTTCAACGAAGTAGTTTAGTTTGCGGCATTCCCTAAGGAGTACTCCTTCTTGATCTTGAATATCATTTGGTTTATAAGGAGGGATTCCTGGAGGTAATAGCCACTTAATCTTCGGATCATAAGCGCCCTGAAGTATAGTTCTGAGCGCGAAGCTAGTAGCTCGCTTCAAGATATCCACCTTCTCCTCGCGTTTCTTCATTTTTGACACGTTCTCTAGGAACTCGGCCATACCAATTACCATCTTAGAACTCCTGGATGTGTTCGACCAAGTGCTTGAGCTTGTGTCCGGTAAAATAACCGAAGAGCTTCTCGCGAGTCTTAGTTTGTTGATTAAAAAAGCTATCAGCAATTGCCTGCTCTATCTGTTGGGGAATCTTCGTTAGGTCGATCAATGTTTGATTCCTACTATAATTTCTAGCTGAGATAGTATCTAACTCTACCTCTTTCCTATATATCTGATCCATCTTCTTTTGAGTCATGGGCTTCTGTCTCTTACCAGAAACGAATGTGTCATCGTCAGATAGGATATTTGGAATGCCGTCGCCTGCATCTCCTTTAAGAATGTGGTCGTGTAAGTATCGATTAGGATCTTCGTGCACGATCCACTTCTTCCTAACTGGATCGTATTGATTTACGTTGTTATACTTGTGAAGCTGAATGAAGTCCTTGTCACCGGATAGGATTAGGATCTTTTGTGCATTGGAAGTGCTATGTAGCTTTACGAGAGTGGCGATGATGTCATCTGCCTCGCACGACTCGATGTCAACTACCTTATAAGGGAAGAACTCTTTTAGATCTGATCTGATTGAGTTCATGCACTCGAAGATCGATTGCCAGTCGAGCTCTGACTTCTCTATGTTTTTCTTGCGATTAGCCTTATAATAAGGATATATCTGTTTTCTCCAGTAGTTCTTATTATCGCAAGCTATGACTATCTCACCGTACTCGTCAGAGAACTTAGTCCTATATGATCTGATGGCATTGAGAACCATGTGCCTTACCATATTCTCTTCTAGGCTAGCATTGGTATGATTACCGAGTTGCATCATTAGATTAGATATCATCACTTGATTTAGGTCAATTAAAATCATGATATGTCGGCTTTAGCCGTTTCCTTCCTCAATTGGTCTGAACTTAACACTTATGTTGTCTACTATCTTAAATGATCCCTCTTCTTCGTCATCTGGAACGAAGATATTATCAGCTATAGCACTGAATGGGTGATTGATGCCGTGATATTTACAGAGCATCGCTTTTATAGACTCTACTACGAAAGCACCATCCTTTATATATGGATCGGATTCTCCCTCGAGAGTACTGAAGTCAAATCCAACAGTTTCTAGTTGAGCGAAAAAAGAAGGTAGAATGTTCTGCAGACTCTCGTGAATGTGATGCAGCTTAAGGTCATCCATTCTATCTTCTATCTCTTCAAGATCAGCCGGAACAAACTTTGGATTGTTCTTTGGAAACTTAATAATATTGCTCATGCCAATCCTATTTTTTATAGTATATTAATCTTCATAATATGTACATGGTTATTTATCATGTTGTTCGATACACGAATTTCTCCTCGGCAATAAATCTTGACTCAATAGTAGGGTAATCATTAAGGAGAGTTTTCAGCAAATTTTCCCACTGTTGCATTGCTCTGTTAATGTGGAATCGATTGTCTGCATAGAACTTTGCATATCCAACTAATTCAGCGCTCTTATTGCTCTTAACTAACTCAATGGCTCCTTCGAGGTAAGAGTATAAGATATTAGCGTGAGAATTCCTATCATTAAAATTGCCATGATACATCATATTTAAACCACCTGAAGTATCAGCAAGAGCTCCAAAATTTGGATGAACGCAGACGAGACCAGCTGACATCGCTTCCATCAAAGCGATGCAAGCGGTTTCCATCCATATCGATGGATAAGCAAAGATGTGACACTTATCTACGTGTGCTCTTAACTCATCATTAGGAGTAAAGCCATGATATGTTATTTGCGGGTGATTGCGACACTCTTCGTATAGAGGCTCATAACGCTTATCAGCTTCATCGAATCCATAGATCTTAAAGCTAGAGAATACGTCGAGGTGAATGTTTGGATACTTCTCAGCTAGTCCCT